AGTTAAACTATTTATAAATACTCTTTTTTCTTAAGATAATGGCATTTTTTCGTGGAGAAGAAGGTTCTGTAAAATTTAAAAACGGAGCTGGAACTACTGAAGCAATCGTATCAACTACAGGTTGGACACTTGATACTACAAAAGACACACTAGATGTAACTGCTCATGGCGATACATTTAGGAGTAATATCGGTGGATTGATTTCTGGTTCTGGTACTATTGATTTTCTTTATACAGCAGCAGGTTCAAACGAAACTGAAAACTTAATTGATGATGTATTAACAGCAGAAGATCCAGGAGATGCTGTATTTGAGTTATTTTTAGATACATCTAGTAGTAAAAAAGTAACTTTTAGCGGTGTTGTCACAGGAACAAGTTTATCTGCAACAATAGGTGATCTTGAAACTGTAAGTGTAAGTTTCATAACTTCTGGTGCTATCACCAACGCTATCTAGTGAAACTCACTACTCGTCAACAGAATAAACTTAAAGAACATTCTGCTCATCATACAGATCAGCATATGAACTTTATGAAAAGGCTGATGAGGCAGGGTGTTTCGTTTACGCAAGCTCACAAAAGAGCACAAGCAAAGATAGGAAAATGAGTAAAAAAGATCCTAGACTAAAGAGATTTAATCTTGCAGGTTTTAATAAGCCTAAGAGAACCCCTAGCCACTCCACAAAATCTCATGTGGTTTTAGCTAAAGAAGGCGATAAAATAAAGTTAATACGTTATGGACAACAAGGCGTATCTGGTGCGGGGAAAAATCCTCAAACTGAAAAGGATAAAGCAAGACGTAAATCTTTTAAAGCTCGTCATGCTAAAAACATAGCTAAAGGTAAAATGTCCGCAGCTTTTTGGGCGAACAAATCTAAGTGGTAAAAAATGACTTACGCAATCCCAGGCCCAATACGAACATCAATTACTTCTTCTAGTTATATAGGAGGAAGTAACAGTCCTTTTACTCGTACAAGAGGAGTATTGGATATGATGCAGGGTTGGGAAATAATGAAAGCTGTTAGTGAGGGTACAAAATATTTGCGTGATAATTCTGAAATATTTTTACCTTTAGAACCTAGAGAAGATGGGCAAGCATACCAATCTCGTGTAGATAGAGCAGTATTTAGTCCATTTACACAAAGATTAATAAGAGCAGCAGCAGGTTTAGTTCTTCGTAAACCAATAACTTTAATAGGTGATCCGTATTGGACAGAAATATTTAAAATGGATGTCGATGGTTGTAAGTCTGATTTAGATGAATACGCAAGAAGATTATTAATGTGTTCTCTTACTTATGGTCAAAGTCATATACTTGTAGATTATCCTGCGCCTTCTGGTGCTGTTAGTCTTGCAGAAGAAAGACGACAAAACCGTAGGCCATATTGGATTGAAGTAGATCCTACAAATATTTACGGATGGAGATTAGACAGGGAATCTAATTATGGAAAGCTAGTGCAAGTAAGGATTGCAGAGAAAGCTGTATTACCTGACGGTGATTTTGGTGAAAAGATATATGACCAAATGAGGGTTATAGAACCTGGAAGGTATCGTGTTTTTCGTAAAAAAGAAACTGTTGATGAATTATATGCTGAAGATAATGGAATATATCCAACAGATATGTCATCTCCAGCCGTAGAAAAAGATTTTAAACAAGTAGAATCGGGTAATTTTTCTCTTGGTGAAATACCTTTAGTTACGATTTATTCAGGCAAAGTAGATAATATGACGAGCAAACCACCTTTATTGGATATTGCTTATTTAAATCTTGCACATTTTCAAAGACAAGCTGATTTAATACACAGTTTGCACGTTGCATCACAACCAATGCTTGTAATGGAAGGTTATGATGATCAGACCAAAGATTTAGCTATATCTGTTAATTATGCGATGGCAACTCAGCCAGGAAACAAAGTTTACTATGTTGAACCTGCTAGTAGTGCATTTGAAGCACAATCAGCAGAAATAAAAGAATTGCAGATGCAAATGGCTACCCTTGGTATTAGCACATTAAGTCAGCAAAAATTTGTAGCTGAAAGTGCTGACGCTCGAAGATTAGATCGAGTTGATACAAATTCTATGCTTGCGATGGTTTCTATGGAATTAGAACAAAAGCTACAAAAAGCCTTTAACCTTTCAGCCGAATATGTTGGAATCGAGCCACCAGAAGTAAAAATTAGCAGAGACTTTGATATAGAAAGACTAATCGGACAAGATATTACAGCATTAACATCTCTATTCGATCAACAAGTTATTGATAGGGATGAATTTAGAGATATTTTAGTTCAGGGAGAAGTGTTACCTACATCTAACGAAGACAAATCCAAATAATCTGCTATAATATTATACAAGTACATTTATTGTAAAAATGGCAATTCCTCAAATGAGATACGAAGACATTAATCCTCCAGAGAAAAAAGTAGAACCAAAAAAAGTAGCGAAGAAAGCAACAACAAAAACTACTAAAAAAACTGAAGAATAAATGGCAGAAGAAACAGTAAACACTTCACAGGAAGTAACTACTCCTCCTGTAAATGAGTCTAATTCTACAAATGATGTATCACTTCAGCTAAAAGAAGCTAATGAACGGGCAGCTAAAGCTGAACTAATTGCAGAACAAGAAGCAAAACGTGCCAAGGAATTAGAAACACAGTTTAAAAATGCTAAGTCTAAAATTGGTCAATATTATGATGATAGAAACCAAGCTTTAGAGGATCAAGGAGCTTTTAAACCTTTATGGGAAGAAGCTAATAAAACTAACCAAGAAATGCAACAGGAAAATGCTTCTTTAAAGCAACAATTGGATGATTTAAAAAATTCTTACGAAATTTCTACTACTAAACAATCAGCTTTAGCTGAAATCAGTAAACAGGGAGCTATAGATTCACAGCAAGTACTCACTTTGATAGAAAGTAAAATACAAAGAAATGCTCAAGGTCAGGTAGTAGTTCTTGATGGAGGTGTGGAGCAGGATTTAGGTAGATATATTACAAGTTTAAAAAGTCCAGGCAGTAATTTTGACCATCATTTTAGAGCAAATAATACTGCTGGAATGGGAGCCAAGCCTAGTCCTGTTGCAAATACAGGTGGAAATGTAAACAATCCTTATAAAAGTGGAAATATCACAGAACAGCTTATAATGGAGAAAGAAGATCCTAACCTTGCAGCCGTGCTGAAAGCGGAAGCTTCGTAACATCAAGAACCACGATAGTTTCAATTAAGTCCGTGACTTAATAAAATTGTCATCAAGTCCGTGACTTGAAGTATGTTACCCAAGTCCGTGACTTGGAAATTTAGTCATATTTCATTTTTTCACAAATGGCAGCACCGTTTAAGAACTATTCGGGTGGTGTTCTCTTAGCGGACATCATCAAGACGAATAACTTTTCTCAATATGTCTCACAGGCAATTAAAGAGCAAAGTAAATTCCTATCTAGTGGAGTTGTAGTAAGAAACTCATTACTAGACTCAACTTCTGGTGGTACTCGTATTCAAGTTCCTCAGTTTAACCCAATAGCACCTACAGAAGAAATTCTTGATGGTACAGCTACATGGGGTACATCAGGAGCAGGTTATTTAACACCACAAAAAATCTCAACAGGTACACAGGTAGCAACTATTACTCATAGAGGCTTCTCTTATGCTGTTGATGATATAGCAGTATTAGCTGCTGGTGACGATCCAATGACTCACATTAGGAATCAACTTGCTACAGCTATCAACAAATTAACTAACGCTAAGTTGTTCTCACAGCTTGCAGGTTTATTTGGTACAGCTTTATCTGCAAACAAACTTGATGTAGCTCTAGGAGCAGCAGGTCCAAACGCAGCAGAAGCTAATTTCTTAACAGCTTCTACTATTGCTAAAGCAAGAAACCTTTTGGGAACAAGAGGCGAAGAGCTTAATGTTCTTGTTGTACATCCATCTGTTTACTACTACTTACTACAAGTAGGTATGCTTACATTCTCAACATCTGCTCTATCAACTGGTGGTGCAGTAACTTGGGGTGGCGGTGGTGTTGGTGTTACTGACAGCAGCGTTGGAAGTTTTGCTGGTTGCACAGTAGTAGTTGACGAAGCTGTAAACACAGTAGCTCCAGGATCAACTGGTCATCAAACTGAGTTCTTCTGTTATTTAACATCTCAAGGAGCAATCCAAGAGGGTATTCAGAAAGATCAGTTAATTGAAGCTGAAAGAAACATTCTTTCCAAGCAAACTGTTATGTCACTTGACTACCACAACGCATATCACGTTATGGGTACTAAGTGGAATGACGCTTCTGACAACCCAAGCAACACACTTTTAGCAACAGCTAACAAGTGGGCAGCTACATATGATGTTGACCTAATTCCTTTAGTTCAAATCACTGTAAACTCTCCTATGAATACAACAAACATTTCATAGGTTGATACTTCAACTTATTAATTTTATTATTAAGTTGCTGATGCAAAGCAGTAAAGAACCTCATCAATTATTGGTGGGGTTTTTTCTTTACGCTACAATAAAACTAAATTACTTTATAGATCGTGGCAGCAACTATAACAGCAACATTATCAAGTGCTACTGCAAATAGCTATGTCACATTGGCAGAAGCTAATATTTATTTTGAAACAGTACCAGATTCAAGCACTTGGACAAATAAATCTGACGATAATAAAAACAGAGCATTAATAGCAGCTACAAGATGGATTGATAGCTTAGTTTTTTATGGAGACAGATGTGATAATGGTCAGGCACTAAAATTTCCAAGAAATAACTATGAAGTAGATGATGTTGAATTAAATTGTAGTCTTATTCCAAATAATATTAAGTATGCACAATATGAATTAGCAAGAGCATTAGCAAATGATACTGAAGCTATGACAGGGAATATAGGAACAGCAGGTAATTTTGAAGAGGTAAAATTAGGTGATATTCAGGTTAAATACAATACTGAGAGTCAGGGGACTGGTTCTGTTAATAATATTATGGATGTTTATCCTTGGTTACAAAGCTACCTTGGTGCGTATATATTAGGTGGAGCTGGTAGTTTTCAAATGAGGGTGGTTAGAGGATAATGGCAGGTCAACTTGATTCATTACTAAAAAGTGTAGCTAAACAGGTAGTATCTGATTTAGGTAGTTCTTTAGATTCAACTATTAACTACATTAAAAAAGGTAGATCAAGTTATAACATTGATACTTCAGAACAGATTACGATTGATACTACCTATTTAAATTTAAAAGTTCCTGTTGAATTTGTTAAATCAGAAGATGATGAAGGTAAAGAAATTAGACAGGCAAAGATTTATATAACACCAGATTTGATTGGTAATAATCAGGTAGATTTTGATGACGAGATCCAGCTGACATATGCGGGGGAAACAAAAACTGCACAGATCTATGATATTGATACGAGAAAGGGTGGGCAGGTTTATTTGTTTACAGTATTGGTGCGGTTCTGATGGCAAAAGATTTTTTAAAAAGTGATCCTATTGGAGATATGGAAGCTCTTATTAATAGTGATTTTAATACAGTCATAAGAAAAGCACACGCTAGTCTTTCTACTAAAACATATAGTCCAGTTTATACAGGATTTTTTGCCTCAAGTTGGAAGGTTGCAAATAGTCCTATACAAGCAACACAAAAAGTAGAAAACTTTAAACCTTGGGCTGATATAGCAAAAGAAGGTAAGAAAAAAAGACCAACTCCAAAAGTAAAAAAAGGTGGCCGTTTTCCAATAAAAAGAACTTTTAACATAAATAAAAGTGTTTACATTGGTAATAGAGCTAAATATGCTAAGTATGCTTTAGAGGGGGGTAAGATTCAATATTTTGTTCAAGGTCGTTTAGCTAAAATAATACGAGATAATATGAAGGAGAAAAAAGGTAAGCTATTCTTATTAGGTGCACCAAATGTTGACGGTAAAGGAACAACAGGAGGTTTTGGTAACTTAGCTCCTGGTATCGGTTACTCTGACGTACTTTAATTATGACTTTAGTAAAAACAAGAGCAGCATTTGAAAAAGCAGTTACAGATGCAGTAATAGACGCAGATCCTACTGTTGCAATGGTTTATGACAACGTTACTTTTACAACATCAGGAAAAACAAAGAAATATGTAATGATGATGATTAATTACACTCAAGCAACTTTACAAAATCAAGGAGCTTCTTCTGATTATTATTCAGGTGTTATTCAATGCAATATTTACGTTCCAAAAAGTAAAGGTACTAAAGATTTATCTGCAATAGCAGAGACAGTTATTAATGGATTAACTTCAGTAAATGCCTCTACTTATGTCGATAGTTTCAGTGTCAAACCAAGAGTACAGGATATAAATGGCCCAACAATGCTTGAAATCGAAGATAGAAGTCATTTCGTTGGTGTAATATCTTGCCAATTCTCTACAAATGCCTAGTATAATAAAGTAGCAATACTTATTTTATGACAAGAGCAATCGAACTTTTAAAGAATAGTTTTGGTGTCAGCCAGCTATATCAACATGATGTAATAAAAGATGGCAATATTATATTTAGTGTTTATTGGCATCCACTCACTATTGCTGAAAGAGAATCAATAACAAAAAAATCAGATGCAAGTGATGTAAATGATTTTGCATTAGCGTTAATGATTACAAAAGCATTAGATAAAGATGGTGGCAGACTTTTTCAAGATGGTGACAAGGCATCTTTAAGAAGAGAAGTAGAAGCAAATATTTTACAGGAAATACAATTAGCAATGATAGAAGCTGGACAGACTAAGGAGGTAAAAGAGGCTAAAGCCGAATTAAAAAGCTAATAATGATTGGAAATTTATATTTTCATTAGCGAAAGAATTAGGTAAAACTGTTGCTGAATTATCAGAAAGTTTAACGGTAGAAGAAATGATAGGTTGGGCTGCTTATGCAGAAATTGAACATGAAGATTTTGAGAAGCATCAACAAGAAGCACAAAGAAGTAGTGCTTTGAAAGGGAAAAGAGGTAGAATGAGATAAATGTTTTGATTTAAGTAGTGGCTAATTACGAAGTTAATCTAAAATTAGCTCTTGATGGTGCAGAAAAAGCTGCTCAAAAGATAAAAGAACTTAGAACAGGGACAAGAAAATTATCAGATGAGATAACTGAATTTAATAAAAAAGTTGATAAAAGAATGGGGAAGAAAAAAGGAGAAGGTAGTTTTGTTTTTAGTTTTAAAAATTTATCAAAAGAAGTTACTAGTGCTAGAAACGCTTTAAATAAAGCTTCGATTGGAACAGAAGAATTTAATAAGGCAGTAAAAAATGTAGTAGAAGTTGAAGAGACTTATAATAAAGAATTAAAGAAAAGAGATCGTGCATTAAGAGTACAGAGAATTGCAAAACAGAAAAATATTTCTTTAGACAAAGCAGAATTAGAATTAAAAAAACAATTAAGTGCTGCTGAAGATAAATTAAGTAGAAAACAAAGAAACAAAAGGTTTGGTCAAACTGTATCTAGTGCAGCTATTGGTGGGGCGTTTCCTTTATTGTTTGGACAGACAGGTGCAGCAGCAGTTGGTGGTGGACTAGGTGGTTTAGCAGGTGGAGCTATAGGAGGTCAATTTGGATTTGCCTTATCTATTGTTGGTACTGCAATAGGTTCTGCTGTTGACAAAGCTGAAAAATTTAATAAATCGTTAGTAGAACTAAATCAAAGAATGGGTACAACTGGAAGTGCTACTGCTATTACTGCGAAAGAAGTTGATAGGCTTGCTAAATCTTTAAATATTACCAAAGAAGAAGTATTTAATGTTTTAGGAGCATTTAAAGAATTTGGTTCGGGTGAAATAGCTAAATCTATGGCAATGATATTTGGAACTGATGGCGGAGGAGCAGATAGGTTTGCTGGTTTAAATAGATCAGCAAAATTAGCTCAGGAAATATTTGATGCAAGAAAACAAATTGGAAATGAAGCCACTAAAAATCTTTTAACTCAAAATAAATCTGTTGATGCTGCTGTTATAGAACTTGCTTTAGTTAGAGCAAAAGCAAAAGCGGAACAAGATGCTGCTATAGCAAGAGTAAGTGGTGTTAGTGCTTTTGATCAAGTAAGAGCAGGTACACCAGGTTTATTAATTAGAAGAATGATGGGAAATATGAAAATAACTGACTATGGTGATAAAAGAGCAGAAAATTTACAAAAACAATTTGATAAAGATAATTTAAGTTTAATAGAAAACTATAAGAAAGGAATGATTGAAGCAAGAGAAATATTAGATTTACTTAAAGAATCTCAAGGTGAATTTGGACTGTCAGGATCTCTCCAATTTACTGCTATTACTGACAAAGTAAAAGATTTACAAGATGAGATGAAAAAATTAGCAAATCCAATATATATGGTTATGACATTATCAAACACAATGGCAAGTTCATTCGAAGAGTCATTTAAAGGAATTATTAAAGGAACAATGACTGTCGCTGATGCCTTTAGGAATATGTTAGATCGTATTGCAGATCATTTTTTAGATACTGCTGCAAGAATGATGGCTAATCAAATGCAACAAGGAATATTAGGTTTATTTGGTAATTTATTTGGTGGTAATCCTTACGGAGTAAAGCCTGGTCAAAGTTTATATGATATTCCTACTCCAAGTCGATTTACTGATATGACAGTTGGAGTAAGAGCCAATGGAGGTCCAGTTACAGGTGGTAAGCCCTACATCGTTGGAGAGAAAGGTCCAGAAATGTTTAGCCCAGGTGTATCAGGAATGATTACTCCAAATCATGCTTTAGGTGGATCTACAAATGTAGTAGTAAATGTAGATGCTTCTGGTTCTTCTGTTGAAGGTGATGAAGATAGAGGTAGGGAACTTGGTCGTCTTATCTCAGTAGCAGTACAATCTGAATTAGTACAGCAAAAAAGACCTGGAGGTTTACTTGCATAATGGCTACTTTTCCTTCAATAACTCCTACTTACGGAGTACAAAAAAGATCCGCACCAAAAACTAGAACTGTTCGTTTTGCTGATGGCTACGAGCATAGAATATTATTTGGATTAGCAGAACATCAAAATCCTAAAGTTTATAGTCTTACTTTTGAAGTATCAGAAACAGATGCAGATACTATAGAAACATTTTTAGATGCAAGGGCAAATGATAGTGCCAGCTTTACATTTACTCCTCCAGGAGAATCTAGTGCTTCACAATATGTATGTGAAAACTGGAATAAATCTATTCCTTATTTAAATAGAGCAAGAGTACAAACAACATTTAGGGAGGTATTTGAACCATGAGTACTGCTCCTGTTTTTAGTGAAGTTCAAAAAATAAATCCCTCTGCAATTATTGAACTATTTACATTACAGCTAGATAACTCTTTACATGGTGCAACTACAACTTATAGATTTCATTCGGGATCTAATCTTAATGCAAATGGAGAGATAGTTTGGGCTGGTAATGCTTATCAAAGATTTCCTATAGAAGCTACAGGTTTTGCATATCAACGTGGTCAAATTCCCAGACCAAAACTTGTTGTAAGTAACGCATTGGGAACAATATCAGCAATACTTTTAACTGTTAACCAGACAACAACTGGTAATGATTTAACGGGAGCTACTGTTACAAGAATAAGAACAATGGCAAGATTTTTAGACGCTGTTAATTTTCCAGGAAGTTCTAATCCATTAGGAACACCAGATCCTACAGCAGAATTTAAACGTCAGATATATGTAATTGATAGAAAAGCAGCAGAAAATAGAGAAGTAGTAGAATTTGAATTAGCAGGAGCTATTGATATGGCAGGAGTTCGAGCACCAAAACGTCAATGTACTCGTGCTTTATTTCCTAGTATTGGTACGTTTAATCAATGAGTTGGAAAGATGACGCATTGGTTCATGCGAAAGACCAAGATCCTAAAGAAGCTGTAGGGCTTTTATTAAACATCAGAGGTCGACATAAATATTATCCTTGTCAAAATTTAGCAATAACAAGTCATCAAGAATTTATATTGAATCCAGAAGATTATGTAAAAGCAGATAATCTTGGAGAGATAACTGCTGTTGTTCATAGTCATCCGACAACACCTCCAACACCAAGCCAAGCTGATCGTATTAGCTGTGAACATAGTAAATTACCTTGGCATATTGTTAACCCTAAGACAGGTGAATGGGGTGAATGTATTCCCGAAGGTTACGTTCCAGAATTACTAGGCAGACCGTGGGTATGGGGTGTTACTGACTGTTGGAGTTTAGTTGTTGATTGGTACGCACAAGAAAAAGGTATAAAACTGAAAGATTATGCGAGAAATATGACACCACAGGAATTTTTAGAGAATCCTTTATTTGAAGATTATGCGTGGCGAACAGGATTTAGAGAACTTAGAGCAGAAGAAAAGTTAGAAGCTGGAGATGTTTTATTAATGTCAATAATGCACCCAACTTTAAATCATGTAGCTATTTTCTTAGGAGATATGGTTTTACACCATTTAGCAGATAGACTATCTTGTAGAGAGCCATATTCTGAGTGGTTGTTAAAATGTACTGGTAAGAGGTATCGCTATGCTCAGAAAAGTTAAATTATACGGAGAATTAGCTGACTTTGTAGGCTATAAAGAATTAGATGCTGTAATAAATTCTACTGCTGATGCAATTAAATTTTTAATAAGTAACTTTCCAAAGTTAGAAGCACACATGGCTGATAGGTATTATCAGGTTCTTGTTGATGATTATGATATTGATGAGACTGAATTACATAATCCTATAGGACAATCGGATATAAGTATTGTTCCTGTTATTAGTGGTGCTGGTGGAGGTTTGGGTAAGACTTTATTAGGAGTTGCACTGATTGGTTTTTCAATAGCTTCGGGAGGTGGGTTTACTGCTCTTTTTGGTAAAGGTTTAGAACTAGGTGTTATTGGAAATTTTGCAATGAACGCTGGTATTGGTCTTACTCTTATGGGTGTTAGTGAGATGCTATTCCCCTTACCCAAGCCACAGGATTTTAGTAACGAAGAAGATCCACGCATATCATTTAGCTTTTCTGGTGTCCAAAATACATCACGAGCAGGTACTAGCCATCCAATAGTTTATGGAGAAATTGTAACTGGCTCAGTCGTAATCTCTGCTGGAATTGACACAAATCAGGTATCAGCATGACAGATAAAATTATTAGAGGTTCTGGTGGTCCACCACCTACCCCACCATCTCCAACTAGAGCACCTGATACTTTAAATAGTAGACAGTTTGCTTCTATTCAAGATCTTATTTCTGAAGGAGAGATAGAAGGTTTTGCTACTGCATCAAAAGCAGGACTTACAAAAGGAACAACAGCATATAACAACGCAGCATTAAAAGATATATTTTTAAACGATACTCCTATCCTTAATTCAACTGCGAGTAATACAAGTCCAGCAACAACAGATTTTAATTTTCAAAGTGTAGGGTTTACACCTCGTTTTGGAACGTCAAACCAAGAACATATTCCTGGTATTGAAAGTAGTCA